AATTGCCATTCGATGAACCAATTGGGACTATTAGAGTCAGTATTGCTACCGAGGATGAACTTAAAGAATTCGAACAGCTCGGTAAACAAGGCAAGACCGACGAGGCCATAGAGAAGGCTACTGCTGGATGGAAATTCCGGCCAGAATTAGGGGACCACGATCGTGGACCTGAAATTTTATTCAGGAAAGACAAAAACCAACAACAATGAAAACAAAACTACCAAAAAGAATAAAAGTGAAGTTCACAGAAGAAGACCGGATCAGTGCGGGAAGATACACTGATTCAGCAAACTGTCTGATGGCCACCGCTCTAAAGCGCATGGGATATAATACTAACCGAAAGATTGGTGTATATCCAGGCATCGTCCATATCGGACCAGGCAGGTACAGGGGCGAGGTCTATGCCCACACAGTGAAACGAAACGATATGGACTCAAAGCCGTACTACGAGGAATCCGTAGTCGGCACAACCATCACACTGACTCGTGAACACGCCAGACGATAAGCTCAAGGATCGTATCGGTAAATGCCGGTGCGGTCATTCCGGGGATGCCTCGCCTAGTGATCATGTGGATCTGACCACTCTGGGGTTCGTCCAGCGAGGTCATGGGCATTGCACCAAATGCACATGTAAACAATTCACGTGGGTGGGACTTATGGAGAAGTAAGGAGGTGATACCACATGTTCGGAATACCCATCAATCCGACACATAGGTAATGCCGAGCTTAAGTTCAATCCTGAAAGCTCGGCACTTCATAAACCCGCTTGCTTCCATCAGGATATGTAATCAATCCCTCACCATTGCTGCGGGTAAGGGTGGTCCAGGTCATTTGGACCAATGGATGCCAGTGGCGCTGTTCCCAGAAGAACTTCTGCCTGTCAGGCGAGAGGGTTTCGAGTTTGCTGAGGTTTTTAAGGTATTGCTCGGTGAACGAGACGATACTCATTTACGTGCTGGTTTCTTCTTAGATACGGATTTCGATTTTGCTCCGGACGGCCGGCTGCCGTTTCCTGGTGCTGCTGGTTTGGGATGTAGGGCTTTGATGATTCCGAGATCTGGTTCTGGGACCATTTGTTCGGCCATGGCTTCAGGGATTCCGAACACTTTCTTTAATGTATTCTTAGCGCTGTCTGGGTCAAGTTTACCATCACCGACAGCCTTCAAGATATCGACAAGTTGCTTCACGCCCTTGTCACCGATTGCTTCAATTGTCCCGGGTTTCGGTGGTGGCACTGGTCCTGTGACCATTGCAGCCTTCTGTGTGGTGATGTCCGGATACAGCATTCTGGCGAATACCTCCACCGGTACGTCGGTCTCCGCTCCGATCTGAATTGCTTCATTGGCAGTGGTTGCATTGGAAAGGAACACCTCACGTGGGCTCTTGCCGTATTTCCCGGTTATGTCACTGACTGGAATAAGCCCGGCGCTTACGGCTGCGATATCGGCATCCATCTCATAACCCACATCGGTTTGGATGGATAGACCGAAATGCCATTCGCATTTTCTCCAAAGAGGATGCGGAGGAAGGACACCCAGAGCAATGCCTTGAGCGATTACCTTTTGGCGGATACGGTTTAACACCTTATGCTCAAGTAGCTGCTGCCAGTATTCGATCCTCCGCAAAGCTTGCTGAACTTCAATACGGGCAGTCACTCCACCCAGGGTTGCTAGATCCCATAGGAACCCAAATGGTAAATCCAATGACACTGCCATTTTACGAATCAGGATTTGGACAAACTCCATGAATGCACCACTGGGACGAGCAGGCGGAGCAAGCATGTTGAAGACTTCGCCTTCTGCCATCCTCATGATCTTTCCCCATTCGGCCGGTTGGGTTGGTGTTCCATCTGCAGTCTTGTCCTTCCAAGCAGTAGCACCTTGGTTAGCAAATGGATCTTTGATCCCAATCAGTGCGGCCCATTGACTCTGGGTTTTGCCGGCAATCTTTTCCGATTCAATCCATTCCCTGATGTCCCTTGCGTCATTTAGTAAGCGGAGTAGTTTGGTTCGTCCGCGATATTCATCAGGGCGTTCAGGATCATGAAGGTGGATAAATGAACCAAACTCAATCTCTTGAGGCTTCAAGTACTGATTCGTTCGAGTTCTTTGAAAAATTCTATAGAACTGAATTCGACCGGTTTCTGGATCGAGCCCTACGCCTCCCACGTAATTCTCCTGAACGAGCTGCTCTAACGGTGATCCTATGCGATCTGCTTCAACAGCTTGTACACAAAACTCGCCAGTTGGAGAAAGCTCAGGAGCAATTTCAATCCAGCCATGATCCCCATCAATCAGGAAGCCCATAAATCCCATCTGGACCATCTTGAGCCATCGGCTGCGACCACTGAGATCGCAACGAACTGAACCATCGTCATTGGGTTCATCTCCGCACCATCCGTGATAGAATGAATCGTATGCGTCGTCTATTTGCTCATCTCCAGTAAGAGATCGTGAATGGATCTTACCGCATACATACAGGGCGATCCTGGCCATCATTCCGCCAATGAATTCGAACTTTACCAGATCCCTGGCATCCCACATCGCTTTGAGACGGTCGCGGTTACTGCGCCAGGTTTCAGCAGATGCCTGAGCGAATAAACCGCCACTACCGCTTCGGCGTTCAGGGTTATCGTTGTATCCGTATGAGAATTGATGCTCGATCGTTCGAGCTTTCATCCGGACCAGTTTCTGGACTGGATCAAAGAATCCAATGACCTTGTCCCAGGCAGTAAGGCGTTGATCTGGCCTTTTGCCGTCCTCTAATTTCTTCAGATCCATTAGTAGGTCAGCTGGTCAGTAGTTCCTGCAGGTTGCCCTTGCTGAATACCTGCACCCTGACTAAAGTCAGTCAAAATTGTTCCCTCGTATGGAGTAGTGCGTTCATTGAGAACAAATACTACAGCGCTTAATTGCGAGGAAAGCTCCCGCAGATCGCGGGTGTATGATTTTCCGCCAACCGTCTGGCTGGTGAATGTTCCGAGCGCAAGAATAGATGCCTTGAGCTTATCACGCAAAGCTTGCAATTCTTCCGTCGTGTAGCTACGAAAGACAAGAAGCCAATTACCATCCGCCATTTAAATTTACCAAAATGTCAACGAAACAGAAAGGATACCAACCATGAAGATAAAGCAGTTCTGGGCGAAGATTCGGTCAGTGCTGCGCAGAAAGCAGAAGAAGGAGCGAATCGGTATGAGATTTCCTCTCGATCGATTCCTCAAACTGAAAACAGACAGAGAAACCAGACAGAGAAAGTGAATAAACAAACCAACTGAAAGGAAATACACAATGTTAAAATGCGCATATTGCATCGTAACAGCAAAAAATGAGGCCGGATTGTCCGCTCACGTAAGGAGAGTTCATCCTGGCCGATGGAGAAAAACCCTGAAGGATTCATTACCTCCGGGGTTCAACATGGGAACCCCAGAACGTATAGTCCCGGCAGTAGCCAAAAGGGGACACAAGAAACAACCAATCAAGTCGGATTGTCCGTGGTGTAAATTCACCTCGACTCATCCGCCGGCATTAGCCAGGCATATTAAGGGCGAACATTTCCAAAGATGGAAAGGTACGCTCCGTGCAAGTCTGGGGCATAAAGTCACAGAGGATGATAAAGCTGCAGAGATCAAACGTGCCAAACAAAGGGTGTATAACGCCAATATGAGAGCACGGTATGTCGCGCAGGGGTTAACTGCAACCGGTAAACCACGAAAGCGTGCTCGCAAAAAGGCGTATGTCCCCAAACAACCCGATGTCTCTGAGAGAATTCCCGTAAGGGAACTTCCATTGAAATGCCCTATATGCAAACAGTCTTACTCGACCAGGTCGATCCTTGGACAACATACCAGGGGCATACATCACATGTCATTATTCGACCTGCCACCGTATAAACCACTTCCCGGTAAGGTTAGTGCCGAGCAGGTCGAGTCGCAATTCGATCGTGGTGAAGAAGTTCTTCATCACTTCGACGTAGAGAAAGCCGAAGTAGAGTGGCCAGATGATAAAGTGGTTATTACCATCCAGAATGGCACGACCACACTGGCCGGCAAAAACATGGCAGCCATAAGGGAGGCCATGGAAAAACTGGAGAAATAAAATGGCAAAAAGAAAAAAGTACAAAAGAAAAGCAGGAGGTAGCGCACTCAATGGTCTTCAGGAAGTCTTCCCGAAGGTAATGGAAATCGTCGATGCTGACGAACCATTACTTACGGAAGTGACTAACGGGGACGTACGACGGGGAGAGCAAAAAGATCATCGCATCTGCCCGTTGGCCGTTTCGTGTAAGAGGACCACCCATGCAGATGGCATATGGATTGGCCTATCACGGGCCTACGTCATTAATGGTTCCACTGCTACGAGATACAGGATTACACAAGGGACAAGGGGTGAAATCGTATCCTTCGATAAGGGAGCCAGGTTTGAGGTGGGATTCTATATGCTGAGTGTGCCAAATAAGGCGTCCGGTCGTGGTGGTAGGATACCTGAAACCCGTACCGGTCCCAAGAAGAAAGCCCACAGGCAGTTCAGACACTGGACAACAGGAGTACGAACCGTCTTAGGAAAATACATCCCGCCTCAAGTATTCAAATGACGTTCGCGGTTCAACTCACCATGTTCCAGCATGGTGTAGTCCGCTTGGTCACAGTCCCAGACTATGAACTGAACGGCGTATTGAGCCATGACCTGGAAAAAATCTTCTACTACGGTCAAAATATTGTGCAGCCTAATGATAAACGGGTTTCGGTTAGCATGGGCGACATTATTTGGAAAGACGGTAGGAGATTTCTGATCATGGCTGAAGGATTCGAGGAGATGGGTCCCAAGGACAAGTTACCTGGGACCTTCCCATCTCTTTTACGAAAAGTATTAACAATTAAACCATCTTACAATGAGAAAAACCAAACGCAGGAAACAACCCATAGTAGCTAAAATAAAAAGGAAACCAAAAATGAGTGAAGAAACAGAGACAAAAGACAAGAAGCTCAAAGAGCCCGAATTCGTCGTCATGCGCGACGGCAAACTATTACTGAAAGCCTCTGGCTGGAAGAAAACCCACGAAGGCTTAACCAACGCAGAGCAGCAGGAAGAAACCATAGTGGGTCTTCAGTATGATTTCACTGGCTATCCACTGGATGCGTATGTGGCTATCAACAGAGCCCTGGATGAAATCTTCGGTTACACCGAGGCGCTCAGAGAGGGATTCTGGGGAGAGAGACCACCGACTCGGATCAGTGTTAAGACTGGTCTCAAGACCGAGATGCAGGTGTATGCCGGGAAACTGGCACCGCCGGCATGGGAAGGGGGATACATCCAGATGATCGTTAAATCCGATAACCCGATGTCTCTTCTGTTGTATGGACAACTCAAGCGTAAGTTTGAGCCGTCCATCAATAAGGTAGTGGATCGAGCCAAAGAGCTTATACAGACAGAGAGCATCTATCGCGGAAGGGCGGTAGAACTTGATTTGTCTTATACTCTTCTGATGAGAGCGGGGGTGGTCCAATTCGATCCTGTAAAACATGCTCCCAAGTTCATCGATGTGAGCAAGCCACCATTACTTATCTTGCCCAGAGATGTACAGAACCGGATCGATATGCATATCTGGGCTCCGATCCGGAATCCGGATGACTTCCGTGTAAATAGGATCGCAGTGAAAGGGGGATCAGTGCTTAGCGGCCCGCCAGGGACAGGTAAAACCCTCACGGCGTTGCATACTGGCACTATAGCAGTGCAATCAGGCTGGAGTTACTTCAAACTGTTAACTCCAGATTTCTTCGTGCAGGCTTACGAGCTGGCTCAGTTCTATGCTCCGTCGGTTCTGGTTGTGGAAGACGTGGAGAAAATCTTCGGTGGCCCTAGGACTCCGGAGATGGACATGATCCTGGATAGATTGGATGGCATCGCCAGCAAGGGTTCCGAGGTGTTCACAATGTGCACAACTAACTATCCGGAGCAGATCAATCAGGCGGTTCGCAGGTCAGGCCGAATCGGGCACCACATCCAGTTCAGAGCGATGGATGGAGAAGCTGCCGGTCGATTCATTAACACCATCGCCGGGGACTTCCTGCATCCGGATGTGGATCTGGAGCAGGTTGGCCCATCATTCGACGGTTTAGTGGCATCAGATGTCACTGAAGGTGTCAGCCATGCCAAGAAAATAGCGATCGCTGCATGCGGAAGGGAGATCAAGAAGAAGGTCACCGCCCAAATGCTGATCGATGGCGGAGAGATAGTGCGACGAGATAAAGGGCTGTACGCTGGCCCGAAAATCACCCAGTCAGAGCTCAACCTTCGTATTGTCCAGGCTGCATTCCATGTCCAGATGGGTCGTGAAATCCCAGTGGAACTCTGGCAGGCCGCTGCAGAATACGCTCGCACAGGAGAGAATCAGCCCGGGAAAGAGAAGCCGGCAAAAGGTCAGGAGGTTGAGGCTCTCACCGAGGGCAGCGAGGAGTAAGGCTGGTTGATATCATGGGCAATCAAGGGCAGATTGCCTACACTGAAAGGGTAAACTATGAAGCATGAAGTAAAGCTAAATGTCAGCGGTGACAGAGCGATCGCTTTCATGGGAGAGGATATTATCAATGACACCACAAAAGACACCAATAAAGCCACCGGCACACGTTGGCATAGACTTCAGGTCTATATAACAGATGTTATTGATCCGGTTACCAGAAAGGTCATCACACCAGATGGTCTTTACATGATTGGGGTTGGATTCATCACCTGCTGGAAGAAAACAGAACGAGACAAGTATTGGGTAGAAGAAGTTTCCAGGGGAACGGTAGCAGCTGATAATGCACGTGAAGTAGTACAGGCATTCCAGAAACATATTCCACCGGGACCTGAACCATCTGATACACCAGAAGAAGCAAAAGCGAAACAGGAAGTTATAGACGCGTACCTTGATCTGGTTACTTGGATAGGAAACGAACTTCAAACAGACGCAAGGGAAAAGCAAAATGAACCTCCGGGTGAATGGTCACCTGGAAACAAGACCAGTCTGCGCCCTGCCTAATACTGGGTTTCTTAACTTACGCTCCATGCAGTGATCTTAGTATTGCTGCATGGAGCGTATTCATCTTTGGAGGACATTTATTATGGAAAACGAGGACGCCGGGGCCAAACCCGGTAAACACATCCCACCGAAAAAACCAGGTGGTCAGATTGTAAGGATAAAACGCATGGTAAAGAAACAACCCAAACGAAAGGAAAATAATGGCAATGGTGAAGTAATCATACAGCTACTTTCCGCCATTGCCCCGTTAGTCTTCAACTTGGTTCACAAGTTCATACAAATGAGACAGAAAAAACAACATAAGCGGAAGGGAAAATAAAAAATGAATACAATGCAATTAGTCGAAAAGATACCGATCGATCAGACGGCTCGTGCAACTCCGCAGGTTAAAAAATACCTACTGGATAGGGTGCGCGAGATCCGTAACAACCGAAACACGATTGAACAGGAAGCCAGACGACAGAAAAAGGACGAGATCCTCGACGCTTACAAAAAGAGCGTGGGGTATGACAAAATCGAATCCAGGCTGAAGAAGATACGGGCCGAGGAAGAGGAATTGAAAATTAAATCCCTGGAGCTTGGGATGAACCCATCTACTGGATGTCTCCTTGATATCTATGAGTCCAATGACAGGGTCTATGTCGACGGCAAATGGATCAAGGTCACTACCGAAATGAGAGAAAAGATCACACGGGTAGTTGAACTATTGAAGGCAGTAGAGAAATCGGTGGGCACATTCTCTCCAATGGACATCCTGGAAACACGGATGATGCTGGCATCAACAGTCGGTGAGGCGATGGCCATAGTCAATGCCGTCGCGGATAAAGACGTGTTCAAGATCGACCTTGGGCAATTACAGCTGGAAGACAAACAAGGCGATAAAAATAAGAAATGACATTACGCGGTTAACAATATCATCCACCGGTATGGAATCCAGTGCTACGCATTTTAGTGCCTTGGCGCATGGCATCCCTGCCGGAAAATGATTTGGATGATCAGCATGAAAGAAACATGGCGCACAAGCAGCAACGCCGTCAAAAGCGTAAGCCAGAGAAGTGGTCAGTCGTAGTCGAGAAGGAAAAGGCCCATATAAGCCGATACAGGGAACATTCAAAGCAGAACACAGGTGAACCAAAGCGGAATCCGGCGAAACGCAAACATCGCACGTTGAAACTAGTGCGGCGGATTGACGGAAACTTAATTTATGACCCATCAAGTTTATGAGATTTGGGACCTCTTGTGTTAGTTCGATTTGACCAGGTTGGCCAATCAGGAACACCTGCGCTTTCTTGGCTAATGCCAACATTACCGCATCTGTCTTTGGATACGATCGGTATAATCCTGAAGCCAGGAACTGGATACCAACCCTTGGTAGATCCGTCAGTGGATATGTATCCCAAGCCCATTCCTTCTCTTCTGGCGTGACCCGATAATCGGGTTTTAAGTCTGTGAGGGTGATCCCGGCCCGGTGAGCAAACAACTGAGGCATACTCAGTTCTCGTGCTCTGGGATCACCCTCGACAGTGTCCTCAAATGCAATCAGGCTGTCGATCCTGGTCTGTTTATCATAAGGGATCGGCATCTTCTCAACAATTACCCCCAGACCATCAAACACATCATCATACTGCTCTCCGCAAGAGACATGAATCCAGATCTCGGGCCAGCGTTTCTTGAGCTCGCGGATGAGCGGTGTGAGCATGAGTAAATCACCAAACCCACCACCTCGCATCAGCCAGACATCCTTATTGTTCCAATCTTCAGATGGATCGAATTCATCAAACTCTATCGAATAGCTTTTAAGAAGCATCCGTAAAGCCCAGGTCTTGCCATCTATCTGAACTGGACAACGAGAGAGCAGCATCTGGCCAGTGAAAGCGTTGGTAGTGATGTATTCCTTTCCTGGCTCCAGTGATCGGCCGTTTAGTACAGGAACGGGAGCATCCAGGCCTTCAGGAATTTGTAGAATCTGCACGTGAGTAAAGATGCGTCTCGGTAGTCGGTCCTGTTGAAAACCTCAGCTTGTAATTGTGATCTTTAAGCCAGTTGAGGATTTCATCTTTGTATGGGTTGCCTTCCCAGATCTCGATGGTCAATAATTCCGGAACACTACGCATCTTGGAAAGAACGGCCCATTCCATACCTTCGCAATCCAGCGCCAGGACATCGATTTCCCCATCGTCGACTTCATCAAAGGTAACCACTGGAACTGTATACCTGGCCATTGGAATTCTGTCCCTGGTTGGAGCCCAGGTTCCCTCAAGATACGATGAGCCATTGTTATCCAGTAGGACCTGGCTTCCTTTTGTGAAGTCTATCGCATAAGGAAGGATAGGGACATTAAACTGAGAATTGGCAGTAGCAGCCAGTTTAGGATGCGGCTCTATCAGAAGCATATGCCGGCATTTACCAATAAAGCCCCCAGCTACACTAATTTCCAATGGACCTACCGCGCATTCACAGAATGTCCTGCAC